ATGGAACCCTTCCGCAACCAAGGCTCAATGAGATACTTAAAGCTCGCAGCCTCTTCAATGAGTGCATCAGCATCCGCTACAGTCAGCGGTTTAATGATGTCATCATCTTCTTCCTCTACCTCCTCCTCCACATCCAGTGTGAACGCTACATCAGCATCACCTTGGTCACGAGGAATATAGTTGCCTTCCATGTCGAATCGTTCTGGATGGTTACGCATTTCTTTCTCACGCACACTATCCAAGTTCACCTTGAACTTATGTTCGGGCAATGGCTCCTCATAGAACTTATCCATGAATTCCCTACCCGCCTGCTCCAACTCCGCACCTACACCATGAACCAATACGGCATAAGATAGGTAAGAGAACACACGGTCATGACAACCATGTCCACCTGTCATAGGAACTTTGTTGTTTTCAAACTGACTAGCGTACTCCTCGGTCTCCTTCCAGATGTCACGTCTCGCGTCACCTTCCATAGCCAGTGAGCTAAGATCAATGGACTCAAGCCCAAGGAACTCTGATGTCTTAGGGTCTACGGATTCCTGTGGTTTGATGTAGTCCTTAAAGATAGGCATGTCATCATGCAAGTCCATACCTTCTGGGATTGACCATGAGTAGTTGCTGGATGGTGGAGCCTTCACATAGCTGCCATCGCCACGAAAATCCAAACCATTGCAGTCGATCCAATGCTTGCCGCAGTTAACCCCTGACCTTGGCCCACGGATGACCCCATCCATTGGATGAGCAAAGTAGTAATGCCATCCACGCTTAGTCTTCACCTGTATAGGGGAGATGTATCCCTCAAGTTTGGCACGCTCAACCGAAGCCTCATTGTCTGCATCAACAACGCATAGCCCTGAGATTGCTCCCGTAATTATGCCTACGTCTGCTTCTGGCCACGTTTCCCACCAGTGCTCTAATTCCTCCGTAGTAGGCCATTCATTTTGATACTTCTTCCACTTAACCAGAGGATGTTTCTCGGTAGATGATAGTGGGATGACTGACCAGCCCGCCTCTAAATACTCTAGTGCCTGTTCTAAATTTCCTGTGCTCATATCCTTTCCCTTTATTTATTCTTCGTGATACGTCTTAAGCGCATTTTTTTCTTTTTGTGTTGCCTTCCTATCTATAGTCCTCGGTGCTAACCCACTCTTTACATGCCCAGTCCTAGCAATTACTTCCCTTACCTCTATAGGTTCAAAGTAAAAATCGAGTTCGATGTCTGGGAACGCTGTCTTTATATCCTCAAGAAGTTTTGAGCTAACGCTGTCTGTGTTGATCCACCTATAGAAGGAGGTTCTTGGATGACCTGTGTACCTAGCCATTGCGCTTGGCCCACCAAGGTCTCGAAACAATCTGTGGATGTTGAGGCGGTACTGAACTGACATAACTAATTTCCTTATTAAAGTAAAAATGTATTGATTTATGGACAATTGTATTCTAACCTTGGCAGCATTACAAACCTGACATGTAATCATTTTAAAGATTACAAGAAAAAACTAGGGAATTTAATATGGGAATGTTTGATATAGATAGTTATGACGAAGAAGCTACCGCTATTGATTGCAAGATAGAGGTCGATCAGGACGATGTACTTAATCGTATTCAGGAACATGCACTGGATGTTGTTCTATTACAGGAACGCTTTAAGGCTGCCAAGGCTGCCCTAGACGCAGCGACAGTAAGCTTGGCTATGTCATTGCCACCTGCAATGAGAGAAGTCGGTGAGCACGCTGTTACGACCTCTAAGCTGCTAGTGCAGACGAGTGTTGCAGAGAAGCTAACGTGGGATCAAGACATCATGGCTGACCTATACCATGGCCCTAATGATTTACCTGAGTGCATTGGCGTTAAGTTCGCTGTCACAAAGACACGATACGATAACGCATCACAAGCTGATCGTGAAATTCTGGCTCAAGCACTCAGTCGCTCCGCTAGCAAACCTAAATTTAAGATAGAGGCAATCTAAAATGTTTAAAGTTCTAAGCACAACTGATGCAGATGTTCACTTCGAGAAGACTCTCCTGTGCGCACACCACGGCTTCGGTAAAACAACTCAAGCTATCCACGTTCAACGTGAGTATGGCAAGACACTCATCATCTCCTTGGAGGGTGGACTTAAATCTCTCTCCCTCGTATCCATCGATGTAATCCCCGTGACTTCATGGGCAGGCAAGCATGAGCCAGAGGAGGGAGTGTTCTCATTCCGTGGAGCAATGCAGATGATCGCCTCCAAAGAATTCAAAGCAATGGGATACAAAGCGATCTTCATTGACTCCATCACCGAGCTGTCTGACCAACTCATGGACTTCTTGGAGGTCAAGCACAAGGACAACAAGAACACGTTTGATAAGTGGGGTGACAACTCCCGCCTAATGATAGGCGCACTCAAATGGATTCGTGACCTAGACATGCACGTTGTATGTACCTGCCTCCTAGCCGAGGAGGAGGATGACAATGGCCAGACTACATACTGGCCGATGGTGAAGGGTGGAAAGGTAAGTAAGCAAATCCCTGCATTGTTTGACCATGTGTTCTGTGGCAAGCGAGTTAGCTCAGAGGTGGACGGTCAGCTTAAAGTGACTCGCTACCTAGTGACTGACCAAGTGAAGGGACACTACGCCAAGGCGCGTGATCCTCGTAGGCGTTTATCTCCTATCGAGAAGTGCGATGACATTACCGAGTTGTTTGCAAAGATGCAGATGACGGATGAAAAGTGGGAAGAGCATTTAAATAACATTAAACAACTGGCTAGCACTAAAGCAGCCAAAACGGAGAAGTGAGTATGAGTGATTGGAATGGTTTAGCAGGAATTGATTTAGCTGGCATTGAAGAAGATAAAGGTGGTTCAACCTTATCTGCTGGAGCACATGTGTGCCGCATTACAGATGCTGAAATGAAGAAAACAAAGAATGGCAAAGGCCATCGCTTGGCGGTAACGCTTACATCCTTGGATGGAGCAGGACAGGTAGTTGATTACATGAACGTCAACAACCCTTCTGCTGAAGCCACTGAGATTGGTCAACGCAGGTTGAAGACGATGCTTGTGATGGCAGGTTATACCCACTCAACTCCTGACATCGCAAAGATGAAAGGTCTGAAGGTTGGTGTGCATGTTGTGCAAGGCGCTGATTGGGAAGATCAAACAGGTGAGCGCAGGAAAGGTGGTGGAGAGCCACGCCAAAACAAACCTTACTTCACTGCTGGTGATCATGCAGTCAATGCCCTCGCTCCAACTGGAGCAACGAGCACTGCTGGCAACGATAGCTTTGATGATGACATCCCGTTCTAGCGCATAGTTAATACATATTAATACGCCCACCAAGCCTCTCGTAGAAGCTCAAATTGTGTGGGCATTTAATGACACTACGGAAAGACGTGTAGGCATGTGGTAAGCCGTTATGAGGGGGTGTGATGGACACCTTGAAAGGCCACCTAGCTTGTACTAGAACCCATCAACACTTTGTAAGTCCCTCCTAACTTCAGGTTAGGTTTAGGCAGATAAGTCAGATAAAGGATGGAGCCACTCTAGTGGGCGCTATTAAGTTAGCCAACTCACATGAGCCATCCGAGTGCTGACACCCTTTTACCAAGCCCCTTAATTGGGGCTTTTTTGGTACTAACAAAAGAGGATACGAGCATGGATAAGTTCGATGGAAGTGATTACACGCCAGAGCTAGATGATGAGCGGCTGGATAAGCAGATGGATCGTGTGAAGTTTGCGTGCCGCAGTGGAGTACCAATGACACTGGCTGCTATTGCCAAGGAGACAGGTGATCCAGAGGCAAGCATTAGCGCACAGCTTCGACACCTCCGCAAAGAGAAACACGGAGCACACACGGTAGATAAGATTCATATCTCCCACGGCCTATACTTATATCAGGTGATTTTAAATGATAGATCAACAGCCAGCACTTAGCGTACTCACCCGCATCGATGATGCTTATGATCTTGATGTGGAGAGTAAGTCACGCAAGTACATAGGAGCCAGTGGAGTAGGCAATCCATGCGATGCTAACTTGGCATTTTGTTTACGAGGCTTTCCAAATACTGAGCCTCCTGCATTCCTTAAGCGCATCTTTGCTATGGGTCACATGATCGAAGAGATCGTTGTGGCTGACCTGAAGAAGGTTAAGGGTGCTGTGGTTCTTGAGATCGATCCAGAGACTGGACATCAGTGGAGCTATCAGGAGTTGGGTGGACACATTAGTTCGCACACTGACGGAGTGATTGAGTTGGATGGTAAGTCGTACATCCTTGAGATCAAGTCGATGAACAACACCAGCTTCCAGAAGTTCCTAAGTAAGGGCGTAAAGATTTCGCATCACAGTTACTACTGCCAGTTGATGATGTACATGGCGTTAGCTGATCGGACGGAAGCATTCTTTATAGCGTACAACAAAGACAAGTCTCGGTATCACGCTGAAATTGTGGAGTTCGATCAGATCGAATGGAGCTACCTTAAGCAACGGATAGTC